TCTTTTCATACCAAAGCCGGTCAGCAGGATTACGATATGACAGCATGGGCAAATGCTTCTGCATCATTATCAGCCGGAGATACAATTGAAATTAAAAGGGTATTTTACGAATCACCCCCGGCCATCGTTCGTTACTTTGATCCTTATGCAGGAACAGGAACGGGTATGATGAACCTTCTAGATACATTCGGATGGGGTAACTACTCACCGGCCATTAACTTCCTTCTGATGCCAATCAATTACGATCTTCAGAAGATACAGGCTATCGAGTTTAATGATCAAATCAGAAAGTCTCAATACTCGTTTGAATTAGTAAATAACAGACTAAGGCTTTTCCCAATCCCAACTGTGGACGAAGGAAAGATGTTCTTTGAGTATATTAAAAACTCAGAAAGAAACAATCCGGTAATGGCAAATTCAGCAGGATTAGTTTCAAACGTTTCTAATGTTCCTTATGCTAATCCAAAATACATTCAAATCAATTCTATTGGAAGACAGTGGATTTTTGAATATACTTTAGCATTAGCAAAAGAAATGCTTGGATATATTAGAGGAAAGTACGGAACATTACCAATCCCAGGAGCCGAAGTTACTCTAAATTCAGCCGACTTAATCACGGCAGCTACCTCAGAAAAGAACTTGCTATTGGATAGATTAAGGTCTTACTTAGAAGAAACTTCAAGAGAGAAGCTACTTGAGAGAAGATCCTTAGAAGCTGATTATAAACAGAAAGAATTAAACCTGGTTCCTCAACCAATATTCATAGGATAATGAAATTAAAAGATCTATTAAATGAAGTAACCTATTCAATGTACCAATCTTTGGTATACGTTGAATTCTCAGACGAAACAAACGTTACTGATATCGCTCAGCTAATCCGAGGTTTGAGATACGTTACAGTTGTAAACAATAAGACAGATAAAGAGGATCTAAATCCAAGAGGCCTACTCCAATTAAAAGTAGTTACTTTGAAACCTGGACAAGAAACTTTTGAGATGATTAAAAAAGAAGCATTGGCAACTATTCCTACTTTAAAGAAATTTAAGTATAGCACCAAACAATTACAAAAAATTGAGGAGATCTAATCTTGGCATTATTCGGAAGTAGAAGAGACGTCTTATTGATCAATAGTATCAACCGTGAGTTATTACCCGACATTATAACTCAGCAGGTAGGGTATTATAAAGTCACTTTAGGAGCTTCTACAACCAATATGTACGGAGAAGCTACTAGTAAATTTTTTAGCGAACCAGCTCTACTAAACTGTTTAGTAACAAGAGGAGATCAAGCTTGGTCTGCAGCTGACGGTTTCGGACCGGATTTAAATAGAACAGTTTCTTTTGCATTCTTCTTAGAAGATCTAAAAGACCTTGAAATACTTCCGGAAGTTGGAGATGTTATATTTTGGTATGAAAATTATTATGAAGTAGACGGGGTAGTTGATAACCAATACTTTGTAGGAAAGATACCGGAATACTCGTATTCTGAAGGTCTGAATCAATACGGTTCGTCAATCAGTATCGTTTGTTCAACTCACCTTGTACCTGCGGATAAACTAGGTATAACCAAAGAAAGAATGTAATGGCAGACAAGATTAGAAAACCGGTACCAAAGAATCAAAGAGAAATTTCTATTTCTCAACAAACCCCGCTGTCAGACAATCCAAACAATGCAGTGGTGCCGTTACCGGTATTTGCCAATCAGAATGATACGGCGACAGCTAAGGCCTACCGTGCAGAACAGATCTCAGTAAAAGGAGATACATCTAAAGAATACACTGTTGGAATCGGGGATATAGATGAGACTATTGCTTATTATTTTAACAACGTAATTAAACCCCAAGTATATCAGAACGGAACTACGATTCCGGTACCAATCGTTTATGGAAATCCTGAAAGATGGAAAGCAGTTCAGAAAGACGGTTACTACAGAGATAAAAATGATAAGATTATGTGTCCTATCATTATGTTTAAAAGAACATCTTTAGACAAATCTTACGTAGTTGGAAATAAGCTAGATGCAAATAACCCAAGTAATTATGCAATTGCAGGTAAAACCTACCAAAAAGGTAATGCATACTCTAATTTTGACTTATTAAATAATAGAAAGCCCGTAACTGCTTACCAAGCAGTGGTTATCCCTGATTATGTTACTTTAAACTATGAATGCGTTATCTGGACCTATTATGTAGAGCAGATGAACTCAATCGTTGAAGGAATCAACTACGCATCAGATTCTTATTGGGGAGATCCTAACAGATTTAAATTCCGTGCAAGAATAGATTCTTTTACTGATAACACAACAGTGAATCAAGGAGAAGAACGTTTGATTAAGACAACCTTCAACATTAAGATGTACGGTTATATAATACCTGCCGTAATTAACAAAGAATTAGTGTCAACTAAGAAGTTTTTCTCCAAAGGCAGAGTGAATTTCACTACCGAAGTGGTGAGTGATATCAACGACATTCAATAACTTTTTGAAGGTCTAATTACTATTTATATTAGAACTATCTAACAAACTAAAATAAAATGGCAGAAACTTTATTATCACCTGGTGTTTTAGCAAGAGAAAACGATCAGTCGTTCTTGACCGCCCAGCCTATTCAGGCCGGAGCAGCCATCTTAGGACCTACAGTTAAAGGCCCTACAGTACCGACTGTTGTTACTACTTACTCACAATACCAAAACATCTTTGGAACTCTGGTTCAATCAGGTTCAGATTTTTATACCTATTTTACCTCAATAGCGGCATACAACTACTTCCAAAACGGCGGTGATTCTTTGTTGGTAGGTAGAGTTACAAACGGTACTTACACAGGAGCAACTTCGTCTATGATGACCACAGGGTCAGGCGGACCTTCTTCTGGATTAGCTCCTTTTGTATTAGAAACCTTATCTAAAGGAACCATTATGAACAGCACTTCAACTGAAGGTACTAACAATACTTTAACTTCAGGATCTGCTGACAACATCAGATGGGAAATTGTTGCTTCTAACTCAGCATCAGGAACTTTCGGATTATTAATCAGAAAAGGTGATGATACTGGTACTTCTAAAGTTGTTTTAGAAACATGGACTAACTTATCATTAGATCCTAAAGCTTCTAATTACATTTCAAGAGTAATTGGAGATCAAGCTCAAAACATTGCAACAGACGGTTCAACTTATTACATTCAAACTTCTGGTTCTTATGCTAATGCTTCTGCTTACGTAAGAGTGAAGGCTGTTAACTTCCAAACTCCAAACTACTTCGATAACAACGGAACTGCTAAGGCTCAATACACCGGATCTATTCCAACTGCTTGTTCAGGTACTTTTGGTGCAGCTACAGGAACTCCTTTCACTGAAAGAGAGGCTAAGTTCTACGAAAACGCTGGTTTAACTGCTAACGCAGATTCACAAGGTGTTACAGGTAGCGATTACGTTACTATGTTGAACTTACTTGCCAATCCTGACGAATACAGCTACAACGTAATTTCAATGCCAGGTTTGAACAGAGTAAGTGCTGCAACTCAAATCTCTTCAGTAGTAACTAACGCACAAGACAGGGGTGACAATATCGCAGTAGTTGATATGGTTCCTTACGGAACTGCTTTAAATACAGTAACAGGTCAAGCATTAGGAATGGATACATCTTACGGTGCAACTTATTGGCCTTGGGTACAAGCAGCAGATCCTACTACAGGTAATGCAGTATGGGTACCAGCTTCTACTTTAATTCCTGCAGTTTATGCATTTAACGATAACTCAACTGAGGCTTGGTTTGCACCTGCTGGATTCAACAGAGGTGGATTATCTACAGTAGTAAGAGCTGAAAGAAAATTAACTCAAGGTGACAGAGATACTTTATACCAAGGTAATGTTAACCCAATTGCTACTTTCCCTAACCAAGGTGTTGTAGTATTCGGTCAGAAGACATTACAGAAGAAAGCTTCTGCTTTGGATCGGGTAAACGTTAGAAGATTGTTGATCACAGTTAAAGATTACATTTCTCAGATTGCTGACAACTTAGTATTCGAACAGAACACCATCGCAACCAGAAATAGCTTCTTGTCTCAAGTTAATCCTTATTTGACTTCAGTACAACAGCGTCAAGGTCTTTTTGCTTTCAAAGTAATCATGGATGACTCTAACAACACTGCTGATGTAATCGACAGAAACCAGTTAGTAGGTCAGATTTACTTGCAGCCTACCAAGACTGCTGAATTCATTTACCTTGACTTTAATTTAACACCAACAGGAGCTACATTCCCAGCTTAATAGATATTTATAACTGATAAACATAATATAACATGGCAGTATTAAATCCAAATGAAATCTTCTTCACCGCCTTTGAACCCAAAGTAGCGAATAGATTTATAATGTATGTGGATGGTATTCCTTCGTACTTCATCAAAGGTGTAACCGGAATTGAAGTAACTGCTGAGGAAATCAAGTTAAACCACATTAACGTATACAGAAAAGTAAAGGGCAGAAACGCATGGTCAGATATTTCAATGACTTTGTACGATCCCATTACTCCTTCTGGTGCTCAAGCCGTAATGGAGTGGGTACGTCTTCACCACGAATCAGTAACAGGTAGAGATGGTTACAGTGACTTCTACAAGAAAGACTTGACTATCGACATCTTAGGTCCTGTAGGTGATATCGTTTCAGAATGGATCGTTAAAGGAGCATTCATTAAGTCTGCCAAGTTTGCCGATCTTAACTGGGATACTGATGCAGAAGCACAGAACATCAACCTGACCATCGGAATGGATTATTGTATCTTGAACTTCTAAGTAAGAATAACCTTAAAGAAAGAGCCCTCCTATTCATTAGAGAGGGCTTTTTTATTGTTAAAAGTTTCAAAATACCAGATTTATATATATTTATAAAAGAATAGTTATAACAAGAAGTATATGTCAGAATTCAGCATGCCTACCGAAATAGTAGAATTACCCTCTAAGGGACTTCTCTATCCAGAATCAAATCCTTTATCTTCAGGTAAAATTGAGATGAAGTATATGACTGCAAAAGAAGAGGATATCTTAACCAACCAATCTTACATTGAGAATGGAACAGTTTTAGATAGACTTTTAAAATCGTTGATTGTTTCTAAAGTAAATTATGATGATTTAGTTGTTGGAGACAAAAATGCAGTTTTAGTTGCAGCCAGAGTTTTAGGTTATGGAGCAGATTACAGCTTTACCTACAACGGAAAGACCTACAGTGTAGACTTATCCAAGATTGAAAATAAACCTTTCGATGAAAGTCTAATTACCGCAGGAGTAAACGAGTTTAAGTTTACTTTACCGAGTACAGGTACAAACATAACTTTCAAGATCTTAACACATAAGGACGAAGAAGCAATCAAAAGAGAGTTGGATGGGTATAAGAAGATTAGTAAGGATGCAAGTCCTGAGCTTTCTACTCGTTTAAAGTATATGATTACATCAGTAGAGGGAAACAAAGAAGCTAAGACTATCAGAGAGTTTGTAGACACTAGATTACTTGCTAGAGACTCTAGAGCTTTAAGAACTTACATTTCTCAAGTTCAACCAGACACAGATTTAAATTTTTATCCAGAAGACAGTGACGCTCCGGTAGCTATACCGGTGGGGATCTCCTTTTTTTGGCCTGACGCCTGAGACAGTTAGTCAGGCAAGGATGAATTTGTTTTCCGAGATACATGAGATAGTGTTTCACGGCCAGGGAGGGTATGACTATAATACAATCTACAGTATGCCATTATGGTTAAGGAAATTTACTTTCAGTAGAATTCAAGAATATTACGATAAACAAAACGAACAAACAAAAGCTGCAAGTAAGAAAGGTAACAGTACATCCTTGATGGATTCCTCAGGAAATGTAAATAAAATGGAAGCCTTTAAGATGAATCCCGGGAAAGTAGAGTATAAGTAAAACTTGGAGTCTCAAATATTTATAACATATAAACGATGACTCCGGAAGAAATAAAACTGTTACAGGAAGAAAATAGACTTCTAAGAGAAGGAAAAAACCTACAGCAGGAGAGTTATGATATTTCTGTACGTGTTGTTGAGTCATTAAAAGAAGTTCTAGGTATTAGAACAAGACAAACTACCTTTGATCAGAACTTATTAAATACAAATAAGAAAATAGCAGATGCTATTCTGAACCAAAAGACAGGGTTATCATCAGTTAAAGAGATTACAAATCAAATCAGCAAAAATAAGGAGTTAATCCTTAAAGCTGATTTACAAAATAAAGCAATTCTTTCTTCCCTAACAAAAGAAGAGAGGAATAAACTAAAAGTAGCAGAAAAAACTTTACAGAATGTTGAAAAACTAGCTGCTAAAGAAGCTAAAATGTTAGAATCTGCTGCACAAGGAAGAAAAATTAGTGCATCTAAGCTATCAAGACTACAAGCACAAATTGCTGCAGAAGAAACTTTATTAAATACAAACGTTGAAGCTTTAGGTACTCAAGCAAGACAGCTACTATACTCGAAAACAAACACCGAAGAACTTCGAAAACAACTTGTACTTCGAGAAAAAGAACTAGTTATTCAAGAAAAACTAGAAGAAAGTTTAGGAGCAGCTGGTAAACTAGCAGAGTTTCTTGGAAGAATACCAGGCGTAGGGAATGCAGCAAAAGAAGCTTTAGCTAAAGTTACAAAGACGTTACAAGAAGCTAAGCAAAACGGACAAGGAACTTTCTCAAAATTAGACTCTCTCAGGTTATTGGGAGATGAGCTGTTTACCAGCTTAAAGAAAGGTTTAACAGATCCTTTAGTACTAGGTGCTGCAGTTGTTGGAACCTTAGTTAAGAAAATGTTCGACCTGAACAAACAAGCAGTTGAGACAGGAAGAGCATTAGGGTATGCTAAAACTGAGTTAACTGGTTTAACTAACGAACTAAACGTTGCAGCAGTAACATCGGGAGAGTTTTTAGCAACTAACGTTGATTTACTAAAGACATTACAGCAAGTTACCGACCAGTTAGGAGTACAAGGAGACCTTTTAGGATCCAAAAACATCGTTGGTGCAACAGTTCTAAGAGACCAGTTAGGGTTATCCGCAGAAGAAGCAATAAGTTTAGCAGCTAGTTCAGCAATCACAAGACAGAATGTACAGGATGTTGCCGATCAAGCTTATAACGCAGTTGATGCTTTTAACTTACAGAACAAAACAGCGTTAAATGCCCGTACCATTTTACAAGAGACTGCTAAGGTATCCAAGGATCTAGGTGCAAGATTTGCATTTAATACATCTGAGATAGCGAAGGCAGTAACAGAGGCTAAGAACCTTGGATTAACTTTAAATGAAGTAAGCGGAATTGCAGACAATTTACTGCAGTTTGAATCTTCAATAACAGCAGAACTTGAAGCTGAATTACTAACAGGTAAGGATTTAACTTTAGAAAAAGCAAGACAGCTTGCTTTAAATAACGATTTAGCAGGACTTGCAAAAGAACTAGAAGCACAAAATGTTTCAACATTGGAATATTCTAAAATGAATAGATTCCAGCAAGAGGCCATAGCTAAAGCAGTCGGAATGACTACCGAACAGTTAGGTAAGTCTTTATACCAACAGGAATTAAACAACCTAAGTGCTGAACAGTTTAAAGCTATTTACGGAGAACAGAACTACGAGGCTGCAAAACAGGTATCTATTCAACAGAGACTTGAAAAAGCAATCACAAAAGTAGCTGATGCATTGACTCCAGTGTTAGAATTATTTGCATCTTTAGCAAGTAATGCTGGCCTACTTTACGGAAGTATTGCATTAATTGGAGCTATTTCCTTAGCTAGAACTATTGGAAGCTTAGCAATCATGGCAAGTACTTTAACTGCCGGAGCAGTAAGTGCAGCAGGAGTAGCTTCAGCATTAACGCTTGGAGTAGCTGCAGTTGCTATTATAGGTGGAATTGCCGCAATTGTTAGCGCATTATCATCCTCAAACAAGTCAGCACAGTCGGTACAAGACGGAGTTACAGCACCAGGAAAAGGACCTTTTACTATCACAGATAAGTTTGGAGCAACAGCAATCACAGATGCCAGAGATGGAATCGCAGTATCACCAAACATCAGAAGAACTTCTGGAGAGACTAGAACGGCTACGTTAGATGTTGCACCAATGATTTCAGAATTGAAAGCAGTTAAAGATGTTTTAGGTAAGATCTTAACAAAAGAAGGTAGTGTTAGAATCGACAGCACCAAAGCAGGTACAGCATTTAGTATGGGAACTTCCAAACTCCAATAACTAAATATTTATAATAAAGCAATAAATAATGGGACTATTATCAAAATTACAAACTCAAGGATCTACATTGACTAATTTAGATGGAGCTACACCAACCGGATACTATGATATTGGAGGAGTAACC